CTAATTGATATATTTTGCATATCGCTCTTTATCTGCATTATGCCATGCGATATACATTCTCTTTACTGTTACTACTTGATTAGTCCAATATTTAACTCGTTTTCCACGAATGTTAAATAATGTCTTTGCTACATCTATGTCAGACAATAAATCTATACAAAGGAAAATGGCTTCACGTTGGTATCTACTGCGTTCTTCCCATCTTTCATGTCCTGTCTTACCTTGAACATAGATTGCATTTGCTCTTTTTCCTAGCCTGTATATATCTTTTGCCTTCTTAATCATGTCACCCGTCATTGTCTGATAATACTCAGACGGAAAATTGTTTGTGTTTGAACAAATCTTTACAGTATACAAAGACAAGTTTCTTGCTTCCCATAAACAATCCAACATTTTATTTGTCGGTGTATCAGGTACATTTCTTTCATTTACATTAGTTGCCATTCAATAATTCCTTTCCTTGTATGGGGCAGTACGTTGTCTGCCCCGATTTCAGATTTATGCGATGCAAACAAGCGGGGCGAACGTATACGCATTGGAAGCGGAGCTGCCGTCGTAGTAGACACCGCCACTAGTGTTCACATACCACGTAGAACAAGCACTGCCTCGGTCGGCTGAACGCAAACGGACGTACTGAGGTGATGTTTTATTTGCAACGGAATACTCAACCATATTTGGATAATCTGTCCACCATTCGCAAGGTGTTGTACGTCCACTTCTTCTTTTCCAATAGGTGTGAACATCACCTTCACCACTAGTTTGTGGTTTAATGAACATCTGAGATAGTGAAGGTAACGTAACATAATCATATGTAATATCCTCTGCACCTTCATCATTTACAGTGTTAGCGTAAGTAACCACTTTTACTTTTTTTAAACAATTTAGCATTTCCTCAGGCATACCACAAAGGAATCCGTCTTTAGAAGCTAATTGGTCAGGACAAATATCCCATTGATCCTGAGGTGTCCACCACTGTCCTTTTGGCTTACTTGAGTTTAGCCATTGTCGTAACGCAGATGTTTTCCAACGATTCCATCCATATGCCAATTCTTGTACTGAGTTTAAATTTCCACTTCTACTGTCATATGGGATTGTTCCTAGATTTGTTCCACCACTACCAACAGTAACATTTACCGTCTCATTTAATGTAATTCCATCTTTACCATATGAATAAACTTTCCAATTAGATGGTACTTGGTCGGGTGCTCCATAGCATCCAGCTAGTCTACCGCCTTTTTCTACAGGCTTTGTCAATGTAAATTGGTAATTGATTCCTGGCTTAACATTGTTCCCCCATGCCTTAGCAAAATCGAAATTGTAAGTGCCAGCACTAAGTCCATCAGGACACGCTAGAAACGCTCTCTGATGCGAAAATTGAATACCAAAAGGCAAAGTATAGTGCGTTTGTAACCACATTCCAGGGACTACTTCTCCGTCCTCTAAAGTCATATCATCGAAGTGGTTTACTTGCCATGGCATATCGTATTCTTTTGAATCAGCGGTATCTGTCCATTTTTCAATTAACTGCGTACCAATAGCAAACGCACTTTCACCGACTCCGTTTGCAATTAATGTTCTTACCTTCTGCCAATCCATTGATTGATGTGAAATTCCGTTTTGAGCAATAATATTTAATGCTTTTACAATTTTTTCTCCTGTTTCATCTGTTAAAATTCTGTGTTTTGCCATTATTCTTGTACCTCCTGAACAATATATCCTTCTTCGTCTACAGATAATCCCAACGCTTCAAATTCTTCTCTGAGCCTACTTACACCTAAAGAATCATCTAACTGTTGAACAGTACCTTTTTTAGTTCCTTGTCCATCTTCAACGATCAATAAATCTTCCTTGTTAATGCCTGTTGTTTCAGGCAATTCTTGTATTCTAACTCCCATTATATGTACCTCCTATTTAATTTTCATAGCTTTTATAGTGTTGAATATTACCTTTTTTGTTGTAGTAAACTGTTTTTATTTTCTTTATAACTCCATTGTCGTTGTAGAAAACCTTAGCAGTCCTTAATCGCTCTTTTCCAATTGTATCAACAATCAAGTTAACTCCATTCTTAGCCAAGATGTCTACTCCGTCTTTAGTTAGAATTTCTGTTTGATACAAATTTGTATTGTACGCAAGTTTAAATTGGTCAACCAATGTTTTAAAATCGCATGTAGCACTATCTGATTTAGAACCGAAGTTATCAACTACACGAACGTATAATGTATAACTTGTTTCAGGGCTTAAATTGTCTAAATGAATTTGCGTATCAGTTCCCACATTAATCCAATTTGAATTGTCTAGTGAATATTCATAGTGATCTATTGTTGCTCCTTCATTTACAGAGAATCCATACCAAGCAAACATACCGCCATACGGTGTTAACCGTGTACATTCAATACTACCTACGTTTGGTTTTTCAGAGTTCAATGTTGTAAATGATGTACTAGCTGCTAACGAAGGTTGACCATAGTTATCGACCATTCTTACATAGAATTTATAGTTTGTATTAGGCTTCAAATCACTAAGAGTTAAGCTTGTTGCTTTACCTTGGTCTGTCCATTTTTTTTCATCATTAGATGTTTGATAAGAATAATCAGTGGCCATGTCTCCTAATGAGAATCCGCTCCAACTAACTGTTGCAGAATTGGACGTTACCGAGCTTAAAGAAACGCTTCCTTTTGAAGGCGCATTAGGATATTTAGTGGTTGCAGTAAAATCGACTGTTTCACTCCAAACTCCATTGTATTTTCTTTTGAAGCGATAATATCCAGTGTATTTTGTGTTCGGCTTTAATCCTGTCCATGTATCTACAAAAGGCGTATCTGCTTTTATTACTTTATTCCAATCCGTCCATGTTTTCCCATCACGACTCCATTGGTTTTCCTCAGAATAAAACGGAACAGAAATTGTACAATACATTGTTTTGTATGTACTTCCAACATTGCTTATTGTTGCCTTGTCTGCGGTTCTATCAATATTAGGAAGCGAGATGTCTACTATATTTGTGCTTGTAGGGCTACCTATAGCTCCTGTATATGTTCCATTAAACCAATAATGCACTTTGCTTGATGCATTACCATTAGAATCATGGTCAACAGTAAATGAACCATTTTGTAGAACATATTCCTTGTTCGTACCAGCACCACCATCTGTTAATGTAGCATAGCTACTATAATCCGGCGCTCCTGTAACACCAGCTGACCAATCTTGTTCAACACGATAACCTGAATAGCTTGGGTTTTTATTTTCAACTAAAATACGAGTTCTTGTATGGACTGTAGACCTATTATTTATAGCATCTTGTTCGCTCCGTGCGTATACTTGGAAATACATATTGCATCTGCCACTGTATGTCCAAATCAGATGGCTTGCAAGTAATTCCCATCCTCCACCTACATAAGCCATAGATTAGTCTCCTATCTGAAAGTAGAAATATCCGTTAGGACAATTTGTTGTAGTAGGGTCGGCAGTTCCAACTTTATAACGAATCGCTTCAATATTTACTGCATGGTTTTCATCAGGCGGTATCGTTACGTTATTAACCTTGATTGTTTTGATAGGCACTAATTGATCTACAACTTCTTGTTTAATATATCCAGCATCATTTTGAAGTTCAGATACATTTTTAGGGATTTCAGTTTTCTTTGCATAAACACTAGCTAAATCTAGATTGACAATATAATCAACAGGACTAATTGTATTTCCATCTAATTTAATAGTTGTGATAGGCACTTGAATAGCAATGTTTTTTTCGTTGTCTTTGGCAATGTTTGCCCCGTTTACAGAAATTGTCTTTACGAATTGATTTAGAATTTCCATTAAATCCAATTGATTAGAAATATCGCCAATCATATTTCCCCATTTGATTTTCAGATTCGCATGGTCATTGATTACTTGAATTTCTTTTCCGTTGTAGATATAGAATAATCCTTTTGAATCAACATATGCATGGTCTCTGCTTGGATTAGTAATATCATTTACTGAATCAACGATTTCTAGCCAAAATTGACAATCACCATCTTTTAAAGGAAATACTACTGCCATATCTTTGTTACATACTACAGGTTGCATATTATTTTCCTCCAGCTTTCATAATGTCTGCAAAACAAGATGCACAAGAAGTAATTTCTACACCTAAGAACTTAGTGCAAGCTTCAATGAACTTCTTGTTAATCTCCAAAGCAATATTCAATAATTCAGGGTCTCTATCCGAAGCTTGATACGCTTCAAATGCAGTGTACATAGCCATACTTAAATGTTTAACTAAACACCACTGTTCTCTATCCCCTTTGCCGCCAAAAGAATTGTATAGATAAAGCATTTGAGAACGTCTGATATTGGCATAATCATCAATTTCATCCTTTAGTGCTTCAATCTTTTCTAAATTATCAGGAATTTCTTCTTCACTAATTAATCCGTTTTCAACCTCAGAAATACGTTTTTCTAATAAGGTTTTAGCATGTAGTTCTGCACTTGCAATTTGTGTAAAACTACGGATAATATCTTCTCCAATTCCCGAAGTGCTATATTTGTTTTCCATCTACACAACCTCCTTTTTGTATGCTTTGATAGACAATCTAGCAGACTGTTGTTTTTGTTTTCTTTTAAAGTCAATTTGTTGACTGTTCAATTTCAATAGCGATATGGCAGACTGCCAATCTCTAGGATTTTGTTTTACATGATTTGATAGGTTTTCAATCCTTTGTTCATATCTATTCATAGATACCTCTTATCTGTTTACATGACTATATTTAAGATAATTTACTAACGTACAATCAAAATTTCCGTTTCCTGTTACTTTGATTGTTTTATATCCTGGATCTAATATTCTATTTCTCTCATCTTCTGAAAGATACCCACAAGCTTTAAGAACATCAAAATTCGAGTATTGCCCAGGCCATAGTCCATTGCCTGTAATCCACGCTCCGTTGAATTGCTGCTTGAAATATGGTGTCATGTCTATTCCTTCAATCTCAACATTAAAGTTTGTAGCAGTAGAATTATCTATTACTAGTTTAAACTCAAAACGCTCATAATAAATCAAATCCTGAGAAATTGACATTCCTATTACCGCTGGTTTAGAACTTGAACATCCCCATCTAGGGAACTCGTACCCATAAAAATCAACTATATGGTTTCTACGTTGAATGGAATTGTATCTTCCTTTTTCTTTCAAATCATAGACACTATCAGCTAATATATTTATCGCCTTACTAATATCCATAACTAACCACTCTTTCCGTCTCTATCTGTTCTTAGGAATTTCTCTAGAGTCAATGTGTCTATTTCAATTCCTGTTTTATCTATTTCTCTTTGTATGTTTGTGATATAGAACCAATCATCTTGCTTTAAAATACGTTTCATGTATCTATTGCAACTTCCTAATTGTAATAAATTGAGATCATAAATAAATCTGATTCTATCACCTACATTCACTTCTTTAGGCAATGCTTCACAAGAAGTGTTGATAGAAAACTTTCTTCTTGCATTAATTAGTTTTCTACAGGCACAATCATATACAACCTTGGCCGCATAAATTCTATCGTTATCAGTAATGATAGTTGTTCCGTTTGTAGACTCAGGGTCAATACTCTGTTGTACATAAACACTCTTTACTCTGAAAATACCAATGATATTTGATGTGCTTATTGTTGTGGTATTGCAATACGGATAAGGTTGGTTTTGGCCAAAGAAATTAGCTCTACCATTACCAGCATCTGAAACGTACATTGCAACGTGTGATGCAGGTGTGTCACCACCTCTACCGAATATGCACCAATCGCCAAATTGAGGTGTATCAACATAATCAAAGAATTGAGAATAGCCTAATTCATCTCTGTTATACCAAATGTAATCTGCATATCCATCACCGCCAATAGCTCTCGTTGGGTCAGGATAATTTAATGTCTGCAATGCTTTTTTCCAAGCATCTACACATTGATATGGTTGCTCAGGAGGTACACCATCCATGTCTATAGATTGACCATTCCATGTGTTGATAAAATTCTGAGCGTTCCAAGGACGAGATTGTGTTTTATCTGTATCGGTTGTAGTTCCGTTATCGTCTTGTTCCCACTCAGGAATCAAACCATAAATACGTTGAGCAAATTCAATACGTTTTTGATACTGCAAATCAATAGATGTATCTCCACGCTCATAATCTGCCATAAAAGCCATTACCATGTAATTCATATCGGCTTCCATGTGTGACCATTGTTGGAATGTGATGTTATATGAAGGAGTAGGAATCCAAGGCCCATTTGTAGCGTTTGTTGACCATTCTTCAACTAACTTAGCTACTTCCCCTTTTCCGTACATTGTGTAGCTTGAATATCCATGAGAACCAAGCCAATTGGTGATTCGTGTGTACGGAGTCCATTGAACCAATCCAAATCCTTTTTGAGAATCAGGAACATCACCCATTTGATACAAGTTAGGGTTTAAGGTTGATTCTACGTGACACGAACCACATAAAGCAGCAATAGCAGATTTGCTCCAAATGTCTTTTAAAGAGTGCCATAAGGCTTTAGCATTGTTTATTTCCTCTGTATCCGTCAAAAATCTTTGCTCTTTAGGAATTACCCATTTATAGTCTTTAGAGTCTTTTGTCATGTCCTCTAGACTAAATGGCGATAAATCATCAAAAGCAAATGTTCCTTCAATGAATACACCGCTTTCATATCCAACTGATTCCGTATCAATAATCGAATACTCCAATTGATTGTTAGGAGCTAATTTAGGAAAGTCTACATATTCATAATCACGCTCGTTATTTATGTTTGATCTCAAAATAACTACAGGAAACTTAGGGTTCTGTAAGCTTTTATCGTTATATACTTCTCTTAATGACAAAGAGGACATACCACTATCAGATTTATTAGCATAAACTGTAGCTAAGTTAATAACATCCGAAAAATTGGTTTCCATTGTTGGCTCACCAATGATTCTGTAGTTTCTTCCTAACGTTGGTTTATTAGAAAGCATAACAGGTTGTTTCTTTCCAAAATATCCAACTTCAACTTGCTTATCATTTGTAAATGGAACTCTCCAATAAACAGATTGTGTCAATTCACAAGTTTTAGTAAGTGCATCCAATTTAGATTGTCTAGAATAAACATAGTCAATCTTTTCGTTATCAATCTCAGTTTCAAAGTTCATCTTCCACTGAGTCGAATAATACATATCTTCGCTTTCGTATACGTTCTTTATAAGAGCGTTTTTAACCGCATAATTTGTTGGGACTTGTCTGTATTCCCATTCGTTAATTACGTGCGTTAGAGATATGTTTAAACCACTTACAGAGGGTTTGTAGTCGGTAATCATTCCATAGAAAACTCCACAATCCATAATTACTCGCATTTCTTTTCTTCCTGAGATTAAATCGTAGTATTCGTTAGGAATTGTGATTTGCATTTCAGGTACTGTCATTAACTCGTTTGAAAAACTGATTGTGCTTAAAGCCTCTCTGAATCTTTTCTTAACTTTTCCAAATTCTAATATTTCAAAGTAAGGAATCATATTTACTCCTAACTACCAATTTTGCCTTGTCCTACCCATTTACCATTTTTTCTGATTCTACTTGACCCTTGGTTTTCTTTATTCGCTTTATCAGCACTATATTTGCCAATAGTTGCCCAAGAGCCTTTAACTCTCTTTTTAAACCATCCTGTAGCTCTATCCAAAGAATAGAACACTTTACCTTTTCTTACTGCCCATGGTCTAAAATCAGGGATAACTTGTTGAATAGAATATATATTCTCGTAAGGTAATGTAGCATCTTCACCTCTTAATTCAACTTTAACGTGTGTTGTATCTGTCGGAAGTTGTAGCTTACCACTCCATTGACTGTTTTGTGCCACTGTTTCCCAACCTGATGAATAAGCCAATGGCCATGTATCAGCATGAGAGAATATTACTTGATTGTAAATCTCTCTCCATGAGGCTTTATTGTTGTTAGAAACACTAATGATCAAAATATAGTTGTATCTTCCACCATACTGTACATACTTTCCGTTTCCTGTATATTGACCAGCATCTGTTACACCATATCCAACTAAATCTAATGTGAAGGTAACACCATAGTTTCCATCATCTGAAAAGTTGATACCTTTTCCATAGCCTTTAGCATGGGCGGTAGCAAGTGGGAATCCAAAGTCTGCGGTATCACCTGGATTTCCACCTAATACTACGTTTGCGTATGGCCCTGTGTTATCGTAAGCTCCGTGAAAGTTTTGCCATGCCATTAAACACCACCAGCCAAATCATTCTCAGAACTTCCATTATTAGTACGGATGTATGAATTTCCATCAGGAGTACCACCAAAGATATTGATATTACCTGTAGCAATGCTTCTTCCGTCATTGAATTTTCCTTCAAATACAGTATCTCCTGTTTGTTTCCATGCTCCACTGTTTTTAAGATTTGTAAGAATCTTTTCAACCGCACTGTACATATCTCCAATGCTGCCTTCAAATTTTCCGACCTTATTTTGTAAATCTCTGATAGCATTCCAAATCTTTTGGATTTCTGCCCATAGCTTTTCGATTTCTTCCCATTGTCCACAATCAGAACAAATCATTACATCCATGATACTGATTAAATTCTTTTCCAAATCTTTGATAGCTTCTTTTACATCACAAACATCATATGTATCAATCTTTTCTAACAACCCACCTAATAAGCAATCGTTCATATCGTGCATATCTGTACAGTTTTTATGGCCCTTATTTTCAAACCCTTGATTTGCTTTAAGATTTGCACAAATAGCATCTGTTACACCTTTTTGAATGAAATTACTGCTTGTAGCTTTCAAAGAATCGCAAGCAGAACAAACATCTTTATTCATTTATGTGTACCTCCTAATCTCTACAGATAACGAAGTTTACCTTGTTATCATTTACAAAACGAGTGTGTAGAGATATTTCATCATCTTCTATCCAATCAACATAAATAGAAAGGAACTGCAACCAATTCGTTGTTTCTCCAGCTTTTACTGTTCCACTCATGCTTAATTCCACTGTTTTGTTAATATCTTCTTCAAATGAAGCGTTTGTTGCTTTTTGATATACCAACGATCCACTCTTATTAGGAACACGAATCGAAACAGTAGGAGCTGAACCAGCTTGAACTCCTGTCATTTTATAAGAGTAGTGTTTCAATGTAACACTGTTGAATTTGTATGTAGCACTCTTATCTTTGTTAGGCTTCATACAGAAATCTACTTTTCCTGTAATAACTCCGTCCGCCACTTTCTCGTAATCACTAGTGTGAATCCAATCTGAATATCTGAATGTGAAATTACCTTGTCTGTCAATTTCAACGCTCAATCCAGGTGTAGACTGTTCAATAGTATATTGCGTTTCGATTGCCAAATTTTGAAGTTGAAGATTATACAACTGGTCTTGCAATCCACACATCCAACAAATCATAGCTGCTTTCATGTTGTAATCATTGTTGGCATATTGACTCATGAATAATTTCCAATCACACAAATCAAATCCATCTATGATGTCATACAAGCCTTTTGTAAGACAATCATTGGCATTTTCCATGTCTGTACACGTATTATTACCATTATCAGGATTTAAGCCTGTATCGTTTCCTAAAGACGTACAGATTGAATCTGTGACACCATTTTGGATAAACTCTGCACTGCTATCTTTTAACTTTCCACAAGCAGTGCAATAACTTTTTACATTCGCCACTGCAAGCCTCCTTAATTTGTAAGTTCATCAACATCTATATATACACAAGCCATCTTACAACATGAGCCTGTGACCACTAATCTATTCATTCCATGATGTACTGTGAACCCAAATTCATCTTCGATCACTAGATTATCTAAATCTACTTCCTCTGATGCACAACATCCATCCGCAGTAAAGTATAAGTTCCAACTTGAATCAAGTGTTAAAATTCCATCATATTCACCTAAAATCATCATTTTGTTTCCGTTGATTTCAATTTCAGGGTTTTGGAATTTACCATCTAGAATCAATTTGACCTTATCTGTATCTAATACTGTTCCACTGTAGAATCTTCCAGCAATTGACTCAACACAATAATCTTTTTTACAGATTTTGTTCTTAATCAAATCATCACCGAAAATTTGTTCACCTTTGATGCAATCATAGACAATCTTGTATGAATTGCCACAATTCATAAAATCTTCCAATGCTTTAGTTCCCATTACGCATAAAGATGTTTCCTCTGTAATGTCTCCACAATCGCATAAACACGAATTGCAAGTTTCCATATCAGGGGGGCAAGCAACACAACACGATAAGCACTCTTGAGCATCTCTGAAATCCTCACAATCGAGGATATTACATACAGAATAAGGAACTAAGAATGTTTTCTTTGTGTCTGCAATATGCCATACACCTTCCCAAAGTTTAAAATCAATATCCATTGATAGATAACCTTGGTATTTTTTGTAATCTTCACTAAATCCTGTGACATAGGCCCATGCCCAAATCAATTTGTTATCTTGAATTGCCCATAACCTTCCAGGTTTAAGCAAATTCAAATTGAAATAGTCACGTAGGAATCTTCTATCTTCATCATGAAAATGTTCATAATTAAAATTCAATGTTAAGGACAAATCACCTTCCGTAAGAAACTGTTGATTCTTTTGGAAAGCTACATAACTACCATGTCCGTAACTATATTCTTGTGTTGCAGTCTTTGTATCTTGCTTTAGAGAGGCAGAGGAAATCTCCTCCGCACTGTCTATTACAAGATCATTGAACTGAACGTATGTTTTTAATGGGTTTAAGTTATAACAAGTCATTATGCCAAACCTCTCAAGCATCTACCTACTTTGATAGCCTGCCTTCTTTCGTTTCCTTCGTTGAAAGCGATACTGTTGTTCGTAACACGATTATCGTTATTGTTGATAGTCACATTCTTATTAACAACACTTCCAACATGAGAACCATATCTAGTAGACAATTCTTTGAACGCACCTTTTAAATCCATGTTATTTACTTTATCCATGAAGCTTTGACCTGCGTTCTTAACTGCACTACGTTTCATTACATACTCACCAGGAGTCAACATAGCTGGTACTGTATCTGTTCCACTAGGCTTCATAACGACAGGTTGTCCGCCTCGTTTTAAGTAAACTGGGCCACCTTTAGCAAACTTCATATTGTTTCCTATTGATTCGTTACCTCTGTTTACTGTAGGAGTTGTTGTACCGCCTGTATTAATGCTTCCTGATTGATTGTTGAACGCATTTTTAAATGCACTTCCTAAGTATTGTCCTAAATCTGTGAATCGTGTTGAATATCCATACATCATAGTAATCTGATTAGAGATTGAACTAGACATATTAGAGATACCTTCACTGAATCCACTCACAACATCTTTTCCAAACTTCTTACCTACGGATTTGAAGCTTTTCTTCTTCAATGAAGCTTTAGCATTATCAATCTTAGTTCCAAACGAACCTTCAATATCAATACTTTTGAAACCTTCAATAATTCCATTTGCCATATCTGTACCAGAGGTATTAAATTCAGACTTCATGTTTGATAAAGTTGTTGCCATATTGTGGAAGGAGGTTACGATTGAGTTTACTTCTGTAACAACATCTGTAGTAGCTTCTCCAACTTTCAATCCTTTAACATTGTTTAGGAATGTTTGAATACCTGTTGTGACTTCTCCAACCTTAACAAAGTCTAGATTTAATCCAACGATAGAATTTAAGTTATCACAAATTGTTTTTAACTTAGTAACTGTCGTATCAACGCTGCCAATATTTTTGGTATTTTTTGTCAATCCTTTGTTAGTTGCTAAATCATTGATTACATCTCCAATTTGCTTAATATTTGCTCGTAGTGATTCAAAATCAAATCCATCAGAATAAACATTCAAAGTACCAAATTGAAGGATTATATTGCCTAAAGTAGTAATTGCCGTTAGTGCGTTATTAAATAACTCGGCATCAGGAATTTGTTTCAAGTTATAAGACAACATATTCTTGTCTTTTCCTGTTCCAACACCAGCTACAGAAATATATCCAATCGCTTGAGAAATACTCTCAATTGTCTTTTTAATATCCTCTGCCTTTGGTAAAGGATTGCTTGTCATTACTGCTTGCAAGTTTCCAAATTCAGGAACAATCTGTTCCAAAATCTTCAATGTATCTAGTAAATTTTGAGCATTTGTAGCATTCAAATTAGATTTAATATTCTTTGTAACATCAGGGAATACAATCTTCTTCATTTCTTGAACAACACTAGCTACATTCTTTAAATTGCTTACACAATTATCAACATTTATCGAACTAGCATTAATGCTAGATAATTCAGATAGGCTAGAAGCCATTGTTGTATAGTTCTTAACAATACTGTTTGCATCTGCAATGTTTGTTGCACTTGATGTGCTAACTGTAGGAAACTCAAAATCATTAATATTCTTGATTACCTCTTGAATTTCTTCAAATTGATCGTTGAAAGAACTGCTATCAATACTCATTCCTTGTACTTTTGAAATTGATTCTCCAATGGTAACAAGTTTATTTAGAATCCTAGTGATATTCCAAGTCTCCATGTCCTTCCATAAAGACTCAGAACTTTTAATAACTTGACTCCACCAAGAAGAAAGTGTTCCTTCACCTTCAAACATATCTATGACATCCATAATTCCTTGGATTTTCTTTTTAAGTCCTTTTGTGTTTGAAGGAACGTTTTTATCAACTTCTTGCATAGCTTTAGCACAAGCAATCAATGTACCAGCTAGTCCTGTTGTTGTTATCATTCCTAGTACTTGGGCCAATGTAGTGATTCCACCCGTTAGGACACCAGCACCGCCTTGAATACCTGTAATAAGTGTCATAGAGCCAATGCACTCAAATAAGCCTAATAACTTATCGTTGAATGTGTCGAATCCATCAGGCATAGTTTTATCTAGTTCTTGCATAGCCTTTGCAAATAGCCATAAAGCTCCGCCTTGACCAATCATCATTGCTAATCCTGTTAATGCATTGTTCATCTCTAATACTTTTGAAACTGCTGCATTAAGTGTGTTAGCTCCCATCATTAATCCCATTACAGAGAACAAATTTGTTAATCGCATAGGCAATGTTGTAATGTCATTTGGAACATTCTTTTCAATTTCCTTTATCGCTTTGCAATAAAGAATAATTGTTCCTGCCCCACCAGCTATGATAGCTAATGAAGATAATTTATTTTTAAATCCTTCTACATCAAAAGTTTTTGGTGTGCCTACCGCAGTAGTAATCTCATCTGAACTCTTGAATGCATCTTTAATAGAATTAAATTTACTTCCTAATTTTCCTAGGAATGGAATATTGAAACTTTTTCCTTTGAATTTTGAAGAAACGTTTACTAAATCTCCTAAAAGGCTAATTCCACCGCTTCCAAGTTTCATTAACTTACCAGCATACTTTAATCCAATACCAATTTGGATGTAGTCTGATACGAAACGTCCTAATCCTTTAGAAAAGCTTCCGTCTCCCATTTCGGTGATTTTATCTTTTGCAAAATTATATAGACCGCTAACAAGAGGCTTGAAGAAATCAATTGCTCCTTTGAAATCATCTAATCCTTGTTTAAATCCACCAACAAAATCTTTGAAACTAAACGTTTTTAAAACGCTCAATAATTCAGAGAACTTCGTTTTAATGAAGTCTATGCCTTCGCCAATTTCTTTTTTATGGCTTCTAATGAAGTTTGCTCCTATATCTCCTAAGCCTTCAACTTTTTGAGAAAGTTTATAGATATTTCCGTAAATTGTAGCTCCTGTTAATTCCGTTGAAACCTCATCTAATGCACCTAACCACTTTTCTTCGGCTTTACTAAATCTCTTAGGGATTAAGTCAAGACCGTTTGAGATTGTGGCTACAGATGATTTAACCATAGTTGCCAACGAATTTAGGCCACCACCACCTTTTTCATCCAATTCAATCAGAGCATCTTCAAATTGTTGTAATGAAATAGTTGGATTTGAACCTGTAAATGCTTCTCTAAACTCTGCAAATGACATATTAAATTTCTTTGCAATAGCAGTTAAGGCTGGTGTCATACCTGCATCTTCCATTGATCTCAATGTACGAGCATCCATTTTAGAACCCATGATTTGAGAATACTGAGTAACCGCATTGTTTACTCCCTCAGAATCTCCACCAAATGTCAAAATGGAATCATTAATTGCCGAGAATAGCTTTTGAGACCTATCTAAATCGTGATTGATTGAAGTAAATCTCGTAACATGGCTTAGAGCGTCATCTAAAGTGGTTGGTAGGCCCAAAATGCTTTCATCTAGGTTATCAATCATCTTTTGGATTTTCGTTGTAGAATCGTCTACATCACCTACTACAGTGGACAATGTTCTTTTCGCAACTTTGATTGTATCGTATCTTTTAACACCGTTTGAAAATGCTTCGCCCATTGCGTTTTGTGCACCTGAAACCAATCTATACAAACTAGAATATCCAACACCTTGTACTAAGAATCGTCCAATATCTCCTATTGGATTGTTTTGGAAATTCTTAGCAATATTCAACATACTAGAGCCTAGATTTGACATTTTATTTCCGACATCAAATGTAACCTTACTAGCAGTTTTCAAAGCTTTAGCAGCTTGTTGAAGATTGTTTAGTTTATTCAAACTATCTTGATAGCCGATAACTTGTGACTCAATATCAGCTTTTGTGTTTCTTACATCATTCTCTTTTCCGATTGTTTCATCTAGCTTTTTATTTGTATCTTCTAACTTAGAAGAATCAGCTTCTAATTTTATTTTTTCTTTATCTAAATCTGCGATTGAATCATCAATCTCATCAACCAATTTTTGAGCATCATTTAATTCACTGATGTTAGCTTCAATCTTTATCTTCTCTTTGTTAAGATTGTTAATTTTCTTTTGTACTTCATCAATTTCAATGCCAACCTCTCGCATATCATATTTGAGAGCTTCACGTGCACTGTATAGGTCTTTAAGCTTGTCGCTTTTATCGTTTTCACCTAGTGTCATGTCATTAATGACATCATGAATTTCGTTGGCATTAGCTTTTAAATCAATATCAATAGAAAGCTTTTTATTACTCAAGGCTAATAACTCTTTTTTAAGCTCACTAATATCATCTTTAATATCCAATAATTGATTCTTGAAATTAGCTAGATTATCCAAATCTACTTTCAGAGCAAGCTTTTGTCTTTCTAAAGCTTCCTTTTCTTTTTTGATTTCTTCTAATCTTGCCTTAATTCTTTCTAATTCTTGGGTGTTAGCATCAAATTTGAGTTTTACCTTTTCAATTTCTTTTAACTCTTTTTCAAGTTGTTTTATTCTTGCTTCGGCATCCTTAATGTCAAGGACTAACCTAGCACCGACTTCACGTACTGACATCTTCGGACTCCTTCGCTAAATCTGTTTTCTGCATGAAATGAACCGCATATCTGTCAATCTGAGGTATTTTCTTTTTAGAATTTTTATTTGCCTCGTTAATTTCATTCCATGTTTTATCGCTTTGTAGATTTGCGTAGTACCCAAAGGCTACAACTAATTCAGAAACACCCCAATGGTCTAATATCTCATTGGGGCGTATTTTTAGAATTTTACCGACATAATGAGCCATGGTTGAATAAAGATTTAGTTCTGCAACATAAGACTTTGCTTTTTTTACTGAATCCTTTTTATCATCCCCCTTATCAATTATTTGATAAAAACTGTTTCTACCTCATTGAATAATTCAGGATATTTGATAATTAGGCTAATCATGCAAGTTAAAACTGAATATTGCATCATGTGATCTTCATAAAATTCATCTAATCCTAAGAAAATTGCAACAACTTTATAAAGCCCATCAACTAAATTTGTAGAGGATTGAGCGTATAAATGGAAAATCTGTTCGTTTGCTTCATTCATATACGCTTCATAAATCTGAACCATAGTTTTGCTCACTTCTTCATCATCTGTGTCTGTTGTAACGATTCCATCTTTTCCTTCAATGAATTTGTGACCATAGTATTCCTCGATTTCTTGGAATTTTTCTTTATATGGGTCTAGGATTTGTTCTGCATCCAATAGCAATGGTTTTACTTCGATTAAAGCTTCTACCATCTTCATATCTTGTCTAGGAGATAATGTTAGATTTTCAAACTTCTTATCGAACATAACATATTGCCCTACTCTTTTAGCATTCTCAGGAACATCAATTTTATGTTCTTCGATTTCTTTTTCAGTGAATCTAAAACTCACTTCAATATCAATTGTTTTAACATCTGTCTTATTTGCATCACCAACAACTGCAATTTCACCACCATTGCCATAGACTGCGTGAGGAGTATCATCCTCACGAGCTACTTTTAACTTTTCAATCATGGCATTTAACTGTGTTGGTTCTAAAATCTTTTGTTCTTCCATCTCATTTGCCTCTCAATTTCTATAAATTAGCGTTAGCTTTGTTTACTACATAAACTTCATACCAGTTTCCACGAGTATCTTTCTTGAACGCTAAACTAAATTCAAACGCTCCGTCATCAGGGATACCCATTGGGAATGAAGTGATTTTTGCATTGTGGTAAGTAAATACTTCCGCAGTTCCATCACTTCTATAACGAGTGATTGTAACTTTTGCTCTCTTATTCTTTAAGCTATCGTTGTTTGCTACATAGTGTTGCAATACATCAACAGTCATTGGATAAGAAATCTTTAATGTTTTACCTACTAAATTTTTGTTGAAGTAAATTTTTGAACCCTCAATATCTAAGCTTGGATTAATTTTACTGTTCAATACTTGGTATTGAGACTCATCTAAATTAGCCAACAATGGAGTGTTAATTCGGTTCAATGTAGAATCTGTGATATTACATTGGTCGCTCAATGCTGCATAGATAAATCCACATTCTTCAACAAAGTGGTCTGCAATATGGATTGAACCATATTCAGAATGTTCTTTATCTGTTTCAATAACCACTTCCTGAGTACGCATCATAAAGCCTTGAGACTTATCTCCCTTGCCGATAAATGGGTTCATAGTTAAGTAGTTTGATGTTAATTGAGTGCCTGTAAATGAACGCTCAATAGAAGCAGAATCATCATCATAAGAATCATCAAAGCAACTTGTATCTACAGGGTCTACAGTATCGTCACCATCAAATCCTGATAAGCAACTTACTTTAATGTCGTTATTAGAATCTAAGTCTGCAAATTCTTCAAAGAAACTGATTGAAGAAAGACCAATCAAGATACTATTTGTTGATTTGTCTGTTAACGCTACTTCAATACTTAAACGGACACCTGATGTACTTGCTTTCCATCCTTCTCCTACTACCTTTGTAGGAACTGTTGATAAGTCAATCTGTACAGGGTAGAATCCTTCTTTATCTGCTTTTAAAGTGCTTGTATACTCATCTGCATTTGTCATTTCATGATCTAAAACATCTGAAATCTTTGTTGTGATTGTGTAAGTACCAGCTTGAGGAACATTCACGTAGTAGTAAACAACACCTGCCGCAAAGTCTAATGCATTTTTCAACGCTTTAAATACCGCACCGCTTGTGTGTACTTTGTTTCCTTCTCCAGTTTCTGCCTCTGTTTCTTTAGAAGTGATGAACAATGTACCTGTATTCTTACATCCAAATGATTCGCAAACGTTGATTAAATCAGGTGCAATAGTACGTGATGTATAAGCACTAGCAGTACCTGTAATCTTTTCAAATTTACGAGTATTGATTTTTAAACAAGAATCAATATCACTCATGATAGTAATATCAATTTCTTGAGTTTTAGTTAATTTAGAGACACTTAATTTGTCACTAATAATTTTGTTAATGTTGCAGTTAGACATTATTTTTGCCCTCCCATTGTAGCTTTTAGTACACGCTCCATAGCACGCTCTGCTTTAGCACCGCCTAATTGATTTAAAGCGTTTAGTTTGCGTGAAACAAATGCTTGAACATCTACTTTCTGTTCAGGAGTCTTTTTAGCTTTTGAAACTTTTTCTTCCATTTTTAATCTCCTTTATTTAACTTTTGCATCAAATCTAGATACCGCTCTAGCAACAAAATCATTTGCCTTTCTAGGTGGCATCTTAATTTTGTGTGCAAAGTGTTTCTTTCCCATTTCATCTACCCAAACGAATGGCTTTCCGTTTTTACGCACTAACGTATAAACTCGTTTCGTTCCATTCTGTACCATTGGGGAGTAATCAACGTGAGAAGGGTTTCTAGAATCTTTTTCTAGTTTGTCTGCATCTACTCCGATTAGATATTCGGTATTAGATACTTTTTCCTTCGTGATTGAATCCTTTAAAGCACCTGGCCTATATTCATTCCATGGCATACTTGTCATTTCTTGAGCATAGAATCTACTCCCTCTTGGAGCTTCATCTCGCATAGTTTCTTCTAATTCGCTAGCCAATCCTTCAAAATCTTCTTCACACGCTTCTATAACATCTTCTAATAGGCCTTTTAGCATTTCCTACACCTCGATAAAGGGGTAATAAAGTTTGCCTCCATAGACGTATTTAAAGCCTTTTAGGAATACACCGTCTTCATACGATACTTCCTCAACTTTGTTCATAAGGAATATTTTTACTAGGCCACTAGGCAAACACATACGTTTTGAATAATCATAAGATGTGTTTGATTTGGCTTTCGCACCGCATACAGGGCATCCGTTTTTCTTTGTGGAACTTTTCATTCCAATATATTTAATTCTCATACTACTGCACCAACCCATGTGTCTTTTGAATTACATACTGACAAGATACCTAACTGCTCTGAATACGCTTTTGTAATATGCTCACGAACATACACACTAATTGAAATCTGAGCATCAGAATTTTCTTCTGAAATAAGAACATCACTACCATCTGTTTCTTCACAAGTGCTACAACCACATTCGCATCTATTCATTGCGATAACAAATTGTAGAAAGTCGCAGAATACAGGCAATAGACATTCAGGTATCGTTTCATATCCAGCTACATAACTGACAACGATCTTAGATAATTCATCACATCCACAATTGCACACATCTTTGTAGTCGATATTAGATAAATCAACGTACACGATACTGTCGTATGGGTTATAAGAAAAATCTTTATCGACTTCTAATTTGTGCGTAGTAAATGTAATTCTTTCTCTAGTGATAACAGATACTTCAATCGTTGTTGGGTCAATCATTGGATAGAATAGCGGTATGCGTACAATCCCTGAATCGCATCCACATTTCTTAAATTCACCAACATCAAAGACTTCCTCTCTTTGAGATGAGAGGAAAGTCTCACATGGATGGTTTTTCCAACAAGTGATGGTACTAATTAAATCAATTAGTTCTCCAACATTCTTTTCAAGCTTATCTGCTTCTAAATCGCTTTCCTTTATGCACGAACAATAATTTTTCAATTGTTCGACAATTTTTTCGTACATTATTCACCAATGTTGATTGGTACGATAGTTGTTGGTTTTAATACAAGGTCTAATCCGTTTAATGTATCTCCTAATGTAGCTGCTGACATTGGGATACCTTGGATTACCATTAATCGGTTTGCATCAGTTCCAAATGCACATCCAAAGTTGTAGTAGTAATCACATTGAGTACCGCATCCTTCGGATGGTGTATCTGTAGCACCGAATGTATGACGTTGGAATTTTTCAGATGGTTGGAAAGTAGTTCCCATTACCAAACCTACTGTATTTCCTTCTAATACCCATACATCACCTGTACCTTTTGTGATGTCGCATGGAACTAATTTATCTGCGATAAATCCATGTCCTTTAAATGCGACTTCGCCTGTTTCTTTATTGCGAGTCCATCCATCAGGATATTCTCCGTTGAATTTACCTGGAACAATAACAGATTTGATACCTTCAAGTACCAATGGGTGACAAGCGAATTTGTAATCGCCATCTCCTAAAGCTGCCAAACGTAAACCAACTGAATCAAACGCAGATAATACGTTTGTACCTACGATTTTGATAACCGCTTTATTTTCCATTACTTCCAATAATCCATGGAATGGTTTCAATGTAGGAGTACCTGTAGACATTGTCCCTAAGATTACGTTAATAGCAGTGAAGTATGCCATTGAAATTAAATCCATACGTTTCTGAGCTTCTTTAATAGTTTCTCCTTCACGTTGGAAGTAGCAAACCATGTCATTAGCTTTGATTTTACGTGTTTCATTTACCAAGCTATCCATAATAGGTTCGCAGCTCTTTAAACACAATAATGCTAATGGTGCATTGCTACCGCATTTAGCTAAATCTAATGGAACCCAGCAACATTCACCTTGTGTTGATTTAGGTTCTGTTGTTCCGTATGTGAATGGCAACTGAATATAGAATTTGCCATCTTCTTTTTTTGTTACGCTCCATGCTCCTCGGTTCATAGCACCTTGCATCTTACGTGAAGCTGGTGTGTTCATTAACCAAGAAACTAATGGGAACACGTTTTGGAATGGATTGGCTGGTGAGTTATCTGAATAATCAGTACCGATACCAACTGTTCCTACATTTGATTTAGCAGCGTTTGCTGCTAAATTCTGTCTTGCTTTTTCATAATCAATATAAGCTCTTGAGAATGATGTTAAATCCTCGATATTAGAACTTAGACGTTCTACCATTCCTGGTGTAACTGCCATTTTTTCTAATAATGTGTTATCAGGATTTGTAAATAATAAATCTAACATGGTTTACCTCCTATCCCCACATATCTCCGCTAACTTTAGAAGTTGAAGCTAATTTTTCTTCTTTCTTTTCTTTATCGTTAGCTTGTCCTGAGATCAAACTAGACAATCTGTCTAATGTACTTTCTGCTTTCTTTTCAAATTCTGTTTTTTCTTTCTTAGAATTTTTTAATTTTTCTTTTAATTCAGCATTTTCTTGTTCTAATGCTTCAACTTTTGCACTTAAAGCTTCAAAAGCATCCATAAATTTGTTGATTTTTTCCATGTCGTCCTTAGACATTTCAACAGTTTCCAAAGTTTCTTCGCCTTTTTTAGCTTCTTCTTTGTTTTCTGTTCCTTCTGCTTTGCTTTCAGGTTCTTTATCTTCTTTAGAAGATTCTTTTTCTTCTTTTTCTTCCTCTTTGTTTTCTAAAGCTTCGTTCTTCTTTTCTTCTTTATTTTCAGAACTCAACTTTAAAATCTTTTCCCATAGGTTCATTTCTGAGTCTCCTTTACTGTTTAAATTTTCGCCTGTACTGTTTACATTGGCTGGATTTGCAACAACTGAGAAACCAGAAATCTCGATTTCGTTGTAGAATGGTGCATTAAATTTAAATGACGATTCAAAATCGAGTGTCCCTCTCAGTTCTGCACTAATACTCAATGGTATTTCTTGTTTCAATAAATCTTGCACAATGTGCAATTCCCTGTTTAGTTTGACGTTTACATCAAGACCTTTTCTTCCATCCCCAATATCGACAACCGTTAAATCATCTTTAGTCCATGTACCTAAGTTTAAAGGGAGTGATGTAATGTCAATGTGAGCTAAGTTGATATATCCTACATAATCAGAACTCAAGCTATCGTAGAACGCTTGTACTGCCCCTTTTTTGATGTATAGACGAATATCATCTCCACCCTCATATGTTATTGCCCCCTCGTCAATAAGACGTGTAGGTTTGTTTTCTACGTACCCTGATGATAGGTTCACACTGACATAATGGTTTTCTTTATCTACGCTAGATAAAGTGATTGCATTGTCATAAAATGCTTTTCCTTTTTTTCTGCGATCAAGACTATCTTTAATGCTTTCTACATATGTTGGAACTCTTTTCTTTTGTGGCATTATTTCTTAGTCTCCGTTTCTACTACGATTACGGGTTTATAGAACAATTTCTGAATCCTTCCACCACATGAATTACACTTCTTGACTTCGTATGGAATCTTTGCTCCTTTTAATATTTCTTCCATTGTGGAATCATATCTTTTTTGAATAGTTTTGTTTCTAAGTGCTTCTAACAAAACTTTATCTTCGGGAATCTTATATTTCTTCTTAGGCTCTAGAACTACATATCCGTATAGCAAAGTACCGCTATCTAATCTTGAATAAACGTCAATTTGCGTTTTTTCTTCTATTACATCAAGAAGTTTCAAATACTGTTTTGCGTTCTTTGCTGCTTCTTCCAATGCGAACTCATGTCTACCATTTTGCTTTAAGAAAGTATTTCTTTCTTCTAGGGAATCGAACCAAGTAACACCGTTAATAGTTTGTACGTTGTTTTGCATGGTCTCTCCTTCTAAGCATCATGGCATTGATCGTCTGTATACTTTGTTTCTGTTTGTTCTGAGCGTTCTACTTTTGCTACATTGCAGAATAAGAATGAAGTATAAGTTGTTACTGTTTTTGGAGGTTCTTCCGCTGTTTTTGTAATAACTGGCCATTCAAATCCAATAGCTCCGTCTTGGTCATTCAATTTGTTATGCCAAGCAGTGTTAAAAGCAGTCGCATCTTTTCCTTCTAAAGTGATTGGGTTTCCGTACCCTTCTTTAAAAGTGATTTTTACAGTGAAACTACGTTTAATTGACATTTATGTATCTCCTTTCGTTGCTTTGCATATAAAAAGGCAATACCTCGAAATATGCAAAAATCTATATAGACAGTGAAAACTGTTTATACCTTTTGTTTATTTCCAAATATTGCCTTGTTTTTCTACTTTTTACTTCTAATTAAAACTCTAGTGTATCTTCTACTTGTTCTGTTTGGTTATTACCAATCAATTTAAGAATCTTGACCATTGATTCTTTGTTCAATTTACCTTTGAACTCGTTGATAAAGTCTGTATCTGAAATATTTCTTCGGCCAATTAAGAATAAATCGGCATTTCCTTTTGAATCTTTCTTAGCTCCAATCTGATATACAGGAATTGTAGTTGTATATACACGTCCACTAGCCTGTTCTTTGCAAGCTCTGTAGTCTGTTACGACTTCGTAATATACATCTTTAACAGTTTCTTCCTTCTTTGTTTTTTCATTGGCAACAGTTTTTACGATTTCTACTTTTCTGTATCTGTTCTCAAAGAAAGAAGTTGGAACTGCAATTGCATTGGCTTTTGTTTCCAAATACCCTAATCCATCAGGTCGCATAGGTCTTTCACCAAATTCAACCTCTTTACCTTGGATTTTCTCTTTTACCAATCCAATTTTGTTGATTCTCTGTGCATCTTCAAATGAATATAACGGAGTCCCATTCAAACTTCCTAGGGGTGTTACCTCATTTTCAGATAAGATACTTTTTAAAATATCCATTTCCATTTTATTTTCTCCTCTCGCTATAGCGTTTTCTCGATAGAATCCATCATTCTAGTAACTGATTCCATCATGTAATTCTTTGTGCTCTTGTCTAACGCTTCTGCTCCGTTGACAATCGCACCTACGATTTGAGTAACTGACAAGGCCAATTTATATGTCTTTGCAGACTTGTCTTGTTGTTCTTTCAATTCGTATTTATCAAAATAAACCTTTGGCACACCTAATTTCTCACTTAACATAGGAGAAATCTGAGTGGCGAACCTTTCTCGCATTGGTACGATTGTATTTGTCATGGCATTATCTATGATTCTTTCCATAGATACGTTTCCTGATACATCCCCTAAACCGATTAATTCAGGAGTAAGACCGAAACACTGACAAATAATAGAACCTTCCTTCATTTGAAGGTATTCTAAGAACTCCGTACCTTTTGTAACACGAGGCAAGTGATCCATCTTATCAAAAATAGAACTTGCAAGGATTACATTGTCTGATTTTGAATTTCTGATTTCCTGGCCTAAACGTTTAGCTTCAATTCTTGCTTTGTCGGCTCTGTCTGCTTTAGAACTTGATGATTCGTCTAGAACTTGGGAAGCCGATAAATCAATCGTATCTCCTTTGGCAAATCCATCTTTTAACCAAAAAATCAAACGTCCAGGGCCATCATACTGAATATCGTAGTTCAAACGCTCGTAAACCGCACCTAATAGCTTTAGACGTTGTTTATCACGTAATAAACAAGATAATCCGTTCTCATTGTCTGTTCCATTTCTCAAATTGCAGAAATTATCAGGAATCTCTACAATGATTGTTCCGTCTTTTGACATTAATTTGCCTGTTTTAAGGAATAACGCTTCATCAAAGTCGATTTCCTTTGTTCCTAATGAGATAGGTTCTTTATCGTCTGCCGACATAGCATAACAGATAGGAACTCTAAAACCTTTATATTCATCATCTTCACGCATGATAGAAACATAATTACGATAATTCTCTGTAACAATTCCTTTATCTTCGTCTAGCCAACGAATACCGCATTTTCCGTACAATAACGACTGCATAATAGCATTTTGAAGCACAGAATAGTTCGTAACACCTTGTACATTGTGTCTATAAAGGAATGGCATAAGAACATTCTTGTCTAAATTCTCATCACCCGTTGTGATTCCATTTGAGAATATAAAGTCAATAACCTTACCGATAACATATGGTAGCGTTGGTAGATTGTCTATCATCCAATCAATCTCATCAAACTGATTCTTAAAGTTTGTCTTTATAAATCCGTTGATGCAATCTGAATTGCAGTTTAACATAGCTTCCATTACCTTTTCGGCTTCGGTTTCTGCATTAGAACTGTGAATATTGTGCGAAATGTTAGGTGACACATAGGTATTGGATGCTAGTTTAACTCTATCCTTTTGTCTTTTCTTTGTTCTTCGACTCAAATTAGCACCTCCTAATCGTTCTCTGCATACGCAAGTATTTCACTGCTTAGATTATACATTAAACAACTGCGGACAGAAAGTACTGAGGAATCTAGGGCATCAGGAGAGTGTCCTAAGCGTTGTTTTATCTCTTCCTTAGGAATAATGGCTATCTTCTTATTGTTCTTCGATACAGTCCTTGTAGCAAGCAATTCAGGCTTCAATCTTTTGGCAACTTCCGTTGTGAAAGTCAATTTCTTACTGTCCATTAGCTGCTGAAAGTCTAAATACATTTCCGCTCTTAGATTGAAAGCATAAACCGCACTGTAATGTCTTGCCTTGATACGTGTTTTTGTTGGCCCTCCTTGGAAATTGACACCCTCAAGGATAAATCCTAGCTTATCCGAGTATTTTGACAATCCTTCGGTCAACCATGTACCGAAACCAACGTCAACACAAACATATTTGATGTTTAATGTCTCAATAATCTTAACAATCTTGGTAATAATCTTCTCAGATGTAACTCCTTGCACCCAAATACCCTCTTTTAGATTGTAAATCGTCTCGATTTTGCAGTTTCCGTATCTATTTTGGGAGCATAAAGCAACATCTATACCGTCTTTTCCTGTATAAGCCGAGTCAATGCCTAGGAAAAAACGCTTTTTATAAGAATTATCGGCTTTATCGTCGTCTAAAGTCATGGTTTTGAACATACTTTCGTCTGAAAATTCCTCTAATTCGCACACTAAATAACGTTGGCAAGTACTTCTGTTCTTGTAAAAATGAGAATTTAGAATCTGAGATGCACTTTTCATACGATCTTCTTCGTATGCAGTACGTACATCCATCCAAACAACTAATGTTCCTTCGGGGTATTTCTCGTTTGTCATACAATCGTAAAACTCACCACGTTTGTGGGGGTTGGAAATAGCAATTTCAAGTTCTTTTGAACCGTCAACACTTGAAAATTCCCTTCGTCCTATCTCGGCATACGCATCTTCACTAACTTGGGCCGCTTCATCAATTATATAATCTCCGCCCTTACCGATAGCGTTGTTGTTTTTCTTCGGGTCTACACTGTTTCCACCTAATGTAACGATTTCTACACATCCTCCACCTTTGAAGGAAATTTTAGTTTTGGAAGTAGAAGTCTGTAATTTTTCAATCTTGTTTCCTGAATCTAATACAGAACTCTGAATAGACTCGTCTGCATTTTGCAAATGTCCGATAACTTTGGACATGATGATAGTAGCGGTTTCTCCTGTTGCGGCCGCAATTCGTACTTGATGTCCTTTATAAGCACGATAAATAGCAATCATACCTAAAGTCCAGCTTTTCCCATATTGAGAAGTAGTAATTGCATAGATTGTATCGTAACCTTCTACAACCGCACCGAACAACATAGCTTGTGTAAAGTGAAGATTGACTTGAAAATATGTCAAAGCCTCTCTTGCACCGATAACCGCAAGTCTGAAAGCCTCTTGTCTAGAAATATTTAGTCGTTTGTAATGTTCGGGGATATACCCTCTCGTCCAATTCTTCAATTTATACTTCGGGGTAGCTCCCTTCAACAATCTAACAACTTCTTCTTGGCTCTTATTAATAGCTTTAGCTTCCTTTAAGTCCTCTACATCCTTAAAATACTGTTCCGTAACACTAAGAGTCTGTTTCTTCACTGTTATCGTCCTCCTCGTGTTCTATTACCTCGGCATCTAAAAATTCACTTCCCATTTTGATTCCTAATATATCGTTGATTCTTTCTTCCGCAATCGCTCTTTTCTGCTCAACAGTAATATTATTTACACTTCCAACATTTAAAATATTGCTCTTTCCAATGCCATCCATTCTATTTAGCTCTTTTAAGCAGCCTAATCTGTCTTTCATGTCCTTTTCTTCGTCTTGAATGTTATCACTAAGCCATTGTCTACGTTGCTCTACTGTCATAACACTCCTTTGATCTCTCTTTTTTACCCTCTCATGTATGACATTCCTAAATAAAGGACTGTTTAATATCTTATATCCCTTGTTATAAGCACTTTTATCGCTTAAATCAGGACGAATCTTTTGCATGGACTTCGTAATATTCCCACTCTTTGAATACTCGTCAAAGAACCTCTTAGCTTCATCCTCACGCTTTAATTCTGAAACACTCTTTGCCCTTGGCATACTCTCATCCTCTCTTTCTCTACCTCCCTACATTATAAATGATTTCTTTGAGGACGTTTTTACCCCTCGTTTACCCCTCGCAAAAATACATGAACTCATTTTTTTCAAAACTCGAATTTTCGTTTTCCAAAAAGTTTTATCTCAAAAATGGGGTGGTTTGCTATTATTTGTAATTATTCGTATTAGCACTCTCTTATGTATAGTGCTAGGTGTAAAAAATGTGGTTTGGTCGAGAGGGAAGGCATGGGGTGTGTAGGGTCGTCTTTTCCTGTTGCGTTTTTCAAGCCATGACCAAAGCACGCATATATATTTATGTATTCATTCCATGAATAATTTATTTCATGATCATGTAAATAGTTTTAGCAGCAAGAAGAAGAAAAGACAATAAAAAAGCTAGTTAACATAAACTATAGTTAACTAGCATAATAGAATTATAATAATAAATAATGCAATAAATAATAATATAATCCATATAAAGTATTTATATAGAAACGCAAGAATTAATATAAATACAAGTATAGTTGTTAATTGATCAATCATTTAGCAGCCTTTCAAATTCATTTAATTTAATAATATAGTAACTCATTCTTTTTTTCTCTTCTTTAGTTTTAAAACAATCATCATTATATAATTCAATCCAACTATTCAAGCCTTTTTTATAATATCTTAACAGTTGCTCAAACATAAACTTTTTAGAGTATGAATTAAAAGTTCTATGATCGTTTTCAATGAATTGAAATGTAATGCAATTGCCATAAGGGTATATAACACAAGAATATATATGCCCCTTATTGAATGCGCCCTTTTCGTTAGTTCGTATGGTTTGGCAGCTCAAACAAACTATGCAATTACATAGATTTTTAATTTCTTTCATATATATTTTAGCCATTTCTTTTCACTCCCTTATAATAATTATTAATAATACTATTTATTATTGCATTGTCGTATATAGTGTTATAACTTAATTTATTTTCGGGATATAATAAACAATACATACTATATATATAATTAATAAGTTGCTCACAACTGTCTAAAACTCTACGATCAAATCTATATGTTATTATTTGATTTTCTGTATAATTATTATTGTTTGCATTTATAAAGCTAGATTCTTTATTGATACTAACCAAAGATGAAACTTCTATATGTTTATATTTTTTAACATAACATAAAGTTTTTTCGAGTGTTCCTATTAAATTATATAATATATTTTCATCCGTGCTACATACATTTATAATTTTTATAATGTCGCTTGTTTCGGAATTTTTTCGTGTTGATTTGTACATAAACATACTACACATTTTAAAGCTTTTCATTTTTACAACCCCCTTTTTATCCATAAATTAATGGCAATATAATATTTGATATGCCTAAAAATAGGCCCATAATTAATAGATCAAAACAAATGTAGAAGTAGAATTTTAAGAGTGCAAATAATAACACTTGCACGTTATTCATTTTGTTTAGTTGCTTACGTGTTACCATTGCCAGCACCTACCAATCAATTTCGATATTTGTTAGAACATAATTCCAACTAGTTCCGTAGTGTGTTACACCCCATAAATACATATCTAGCGTTTCATTATAATAAACAATTTCGTTTGTTTCTTGTTGTAACAATCTAGCGCCCCAGTCGTCTATAATAAACCACTGAAATACTTCTGGTTCGTTGTCTTGTTCGTTTTCAAGCTCTTCTATTTGTTCATTTATTTCATTTATTTCATTTTCTAGAATTTGTGATGGGCTGTTTTCGTTTTCTTCTTCTAACTCGTCCCTTTTTTCTTCCAACTCTTCTATCTCGTCCGTGTTGTCGATAGTACCGCTTATTTGATCCCATGAACCTATGTCATATGTCAATGACATGATGTCGTTATTCAATACGGCGTCAAAGCATTTTGCAAGCGTGGCATAGTCTACATAACCGTGTTCAATTCCATAATCACTAATAGCATTTCCATAATAATATTTTTGTTCTTTTTTCATTTTCTTTTTAGCCCCAATTAAGTTATAATAAGGACGTATATATATTTATTGGGGCTTTACCTCCGTATACTATAATTTATATATACGTTTTAGAATGATCTTACTTTTCAAGTTGTCAGCTATGGGAGTAAGATCTTTTTTATTTCTTATTTTTGGTTGTCACCCCTTTTCTACAATACTATTATACCATGATATCGCTATAATTACCACCACTTTTTTCACTTTTTGTTCACGAATCGTGAATATAATAGCGGATATTTTCATACTACACCGTGTTTTTGTCTACGAATCGTGAACAATTTACAAAATACAAAATATACAAAATACAAAATTTTTCGCCGATTACAAAATACAAAATACAAAATTTATTTTATTTCTTGACAAAATTTTCTTTTTGGAACACTTAAAATCCGCTTTAAATAAAGGATATTGTTAATTTTTTGTTCACAAATGAGTATTTAAGCAAATAAAACAATAAAAAAACCCATCAAACTACATTAGAACTTGATAGGTAAATGAAACTAGTAATAATAGTGTATATATCTTATTCTTATAGGTGTTGGAAGGCTCTGTGGAGGACGTAGCTCCTCTTTTCTTCTTTCCCCCGAGGTCAAAACCCCTCTTTATCTCCCCCGAACCTCTTTCCTATTATATATATGCCGAGGGACTTAGATATATTACTTTTTTCTTAGATCAATCACTTTAAAATATGCAGAATTACTTATAATATAGGCTCTGTGTGCTCAAAACAGAACCTTAAAACCATACAATCGACAAGATATAGAATTAATAAAGAATTTCTAAAGGAGTAAGAAATGAATTATCTGCCTATTCATTTCAAAGTAGTGGTATATGACTACGTGATGACAATTTATGAACCAACCTAAACAATCGTGTGTAAACATTAGTATAAACATTATGGAACTTATCGTGTTTATTACGCATATTTGACTGTATGGACGTTTCTATATCTCTGAATCAACTTGTTTTGTTTCTTTTCCCCCAACCTCTGTTGCGATACATGGGCTATAAATCACATTATTTTCTGTTGCGATTGTAGCCCTTGGATTTGTAGGGGCTGTTGAAAGTACAGGGGCTAAAGTTGTTGGACTTGGAGGGGCTAAATTGTATTGTGATTTACTCATACATTTCTTTTAGCTTTAAATCTCTCCATTGTTTGGCATCATCTATGTTTTTAAATGATTTAGATACATACTTTTTGCCATATATCCTTACAACATAGTAGCCATTATAATGTGTTATATTCCTTTCACCTGTCTTGTTGTTTCTTTTTTTCTGTTGCCCTGGAGGTTTTCTATTGCATACAGAGTATTGAGTGTTTTCTTGAACTGTTGACCACTCTAGATTGCTTACACAGTTATTCTCTCTATCAAAATCAATGTGATTTACTTGAGGCTTATTTTCAGGGTTTGGTATAAACGCTTGTGCAACTAATCTATGTACTCTCATACATTTTTGCTTTCCGTTTTTTGTCAACCCTATATGCAAATATCCTTTTTCATTCTTTCTTGGCTTCATTAATTTACCTGTTCTGTTGTTTTTGACATCCCCATAATTGCTTACGGAATATGTTCCACCAAAACCTTCAATTAATTTCCACTCAACTTTTAGATCAGAGGCATTTTCTTTTGACTTTGATATTTTATAATTTGCCATGCGTTCACTGTAAGCTTTTCTTGAAGCAGCCATATTTTACTTAAACTTACTGTAATTGCCATTGGCTTTTAAATTATTAATCATATCCTCTCTAGTTCGTACCTCTGTAATTTCCATCTTTTCCCTTTCTCCAACATTGCACTTACACCTTTATAATATCCTCAGATTTCTCTGAGGTACTCAATTCTGAGTAAGTAGAAGTAAAAAATGTCTCGTTAGAAAGTGGCAATATTTGGTCTTTTTTAGGTACTTCCTAACTACATATATTATACCATTTTTTAATGCAGACGTGTGAAAAAAACCTATAAAAAAAGGCTATTTGTTGTTAGCCTCTTTCTTTTCTCTTTCTAAATCTTTTAAGATCAGTTGTCTAATATAATTGTTCTTACTATCTAAAGAATCAAGTTTTTCTATGATTGCAGCATCATGAGTTTTATGAAATTTTAGAAGGATTTGTCTTATATTAGCTTTTTCATACTTCTTAGTTGCTCTTAATTTTGCTTCACTTACTTTTGCCATTGTCATTACCTCTACTTTTCTTTACATACATAGTATAGCATATAACGATATATTTATCAATAGGTAAATTAAAAAAGCCTATTTTTCTAGGCTTGATTTCTGTTGTATGCAAATCCTGAATATTCTAGGCAATCCCTTAGTTCTTCAATGCTATAGTTGTTAGAAATGAACTGTATGTAGCTTGAAAGTAGCTGCTTTCCACTTCTAACCCCGTTTAAGTGTAATTCCACCCCGAATACAGATATACCGATAAACCACGCAAATGCAAATGCATCTAACTCTATATGTTGGGCCTCATATCCTTCGTTTTCGCTCCCTTTATACTCTTTTAACTCCTTTTTCCAAATTTTGAGCATTTCAGGAGTGGCAATATCCGCCAATCCAACATCATTTATAGCCTGATATTGAGCACAATGTCTAACTTCATGTGCCAAACTCAAATAAAGATCTATTTCATCCTTGAATTTATCTAAATCCACATAGATTTTATTCTCTTTCACGATTGTTGTTGCTTTGGCAGATGGTTTTAATTGGAAACTTTCTGTTTTTTGCCCGTTTCCATAGTAGGCTTTTCCGTCTTTCTGATAGATAACAACAGGCGGTTCAATCGCCATTAAATCAGATAAAAACATAATGTAATTGTTGTAAGTGTTCATACATATATTTTACTACATAAGACTAAAAAAGGCTATAAACATATTTATCGTTTTAAACGTGTTTTTAGCCTTTTCTTTATTTACCCTAACAAATACTCATTTCAATCTATTTTGCTCGTTATAATCACTTCTAGACGTGTTTAAATTGACTTTAAGAGTTTTTTCTTCTTTTTCTTCGCAAGTTATAGTCTTTGTCTATCAAAATTTGAAATATTATTGTTCTATCAACTAGATATTCAATTCCATCACTATTGAAACCAACGATCTTACACCACCAACGATTGAAAGTATAAGGTTTAGTCAATACAATTTGCACTAATTCAGTTTCATCAAATAAAGCAGCCATAGCTACGTCACCTGCTCTTAGACCAATATTGCCATGGTAGTTAAACCATCCTCCGCAGGTTTCTTTAAAGTGCTCGTATTCTGTATCTCTTTTAGGCATTATACAATCCTTAAATAATTCCCATCTGAGTTAATAATGCACATTTTACTTCTTTTTCTTCTTTCCAATCGAGTGATTTTATATGCCACTTAACATTTTCTCTGTTGATTGTTAAGATTTGTTCAGCTTTTGCCATTCCGCACTCATGTCCTGTATCAACCATCACGTGACAAGGTAAATCCACTCTTTTTAAATTGCTAGTAATGGGAATTACGTTTACTGTTTTACTCCCTTTATTTTGAATATCGTTTGAAATAACGATACAAGGTCTCCTTTTATAAAGAATTGTATTACTATATTTTGGCAAGTCACACCAATAAATGTTATTGTTTAGGATTTCCATAATGATAACCACCTATCCTTCCTAATTTATCCTCTAAATTTCTGTTATGTTGCTGCAATCCGTATATTTTTCTATCTCTCTCAATTAAAGCCTGTTTAATTAATACCATATCGTCATATGCTTCATATAATCCGTTCTCTTTCAGAGCTTTTTTCTACATTTTTAAAACTCGTCTCTACTTGAGTTTTTGCTATCATCTTCTTCATTCCAATCCATCCCGTATACATCATCCTTTGCATCATCCTCATCACTCTCAATTGGAACACGTACAACTTTAGTTCCAATTCTATGAGTGAATAAAATGCAAACTGCCCAAATAGGGTGTACATGAATCACCATGTACGCAGTAAATATCATTACCGCTATATTGTGAATTGCCATACTTAAATACATCATTTTGCTATTTTCTCCTTCATGTATTTTGAACTCATACTTTGAGCTTCTACCCCTTCTTTTTCCAACGCAATATTCCAAATATCATTTAATAATGAATCAACAATATTACATGAATTACTGTTTTCTGTATCAGAAACAGTAACATTCAATTTAATTTGTACATTCGTACTTTCTTTAGGTTTATTTCGTTTCTTCAAACCCATCATACGACACTCCTATATTTCGATACTTATACTTTCTTGCTTCATATTCAGCTTTGTTGAGATCATCAATCAATCTACCATTTTCAAGCTCCAATTCATTAATTCGTTCTGAAACAACTAAGGAATAAAGGAGCATTGAAGCTATGCCACCTATAAAAAATCCTGCAAAGAAATAAATCATCATACCACCTTACAATTATCTAAGATTTCACGAATCGGGGTACTTGTATCAATGCCTTTAAAATGTCCTTTTCCATACATTTCAAGCAAAGTACCGTAATTTGAAATACACTTTTGCATTCCACTATCTTTATGCGCATTTAACAAATCGTATTCGAATTTAGTTAGCTTATATGTTGGCTTTTGATATGGCTTTTTTAGCCATTCTATTATTCTACGATGACCAATACAATCACCATTTTCATCTGAAAAGCCACATTCACTGCAAAAAGTTACACAGCATTGTGTCATGTTTCCTTTTGAAATAGCCAAATCTTCAATATACAGTTCAATGATTTCATCTTTGTAATGTTCAAAATTAGTCTCTTGTTTTATTTCCTGCTTTTCTTCTTCAAACCAACCAATTTCTTCACATTGTTTATTAATCGCTTCAAGTTCTTTTACATTAACCATAAGAGGATCACCGTAATTGCCTATTGCATCGAATGTACAATCGCAAAAATAAAATTCAACGCTTCTATAATTTTCCTCGTCAGAATCATTTATATACCAAATCGAATTGTTACTTTTAATGCATCTATATCCTAGTTTTTCAAACATTTCTCTAGCAGTCATCTTTATCTTCCTCCATTAACTTCTGCCCGCAGAATGGACAACGAGGATAATATTTATTTCCATGATACGTTGGAATAGGCACAACTCCATGATGGCAAGTTGGACAACATAACATCAAATCGCTCCATGGAGCAAACTCAATATCTATAGATTTCTTTGGTGTTTCTTTGTCAACTAATTCTCTAAGTGTATCCATTGAATCATATATTTCATTGACACTAGGTAATGAAGCCAAATCTTTACCTACCATATAATAAGTAAGAGTATCACCGATTGTATTTAATGCTTTTTTACATTTATTCATAGCCTTGTAACACCTCAATTCCTAACTTTTCATATTCTTCTTTAATTAATTCTTTGTAATCCTCAGAGTTCATTAACTCTACTTTTTCTTTTAATTCCTTGTTATTTTCCTCTTTTTTTTCTTTGATTTTTCTAATCTCAATTGATGCTGGATAAACTTGCAAAGCTTTTTGCTTAATTTCAAAAGATTTTTGATTTCTAATCTTATTCCAAACTTCTTTTTCTGAATCAGCTTCTACGATTTCTGATAATTGAGCAAATATATTCGCCTTAAATAAATATTTTGCCATGCTTTTACTCCTTCAAAACATACTGTTTTATAAATCTTCGTGCATATTGTGGATGAATCATACTTCTTTGTGTTTGCACACTGTATTCACCTTTTTTGACCTTAGAAAATCTTTACTGGGTTTCTTAAAAGCTAGTTTTCCATCTCTCGTACAGTATTTGTATTTGTTAGAACTATCATCATCACACTTTTGAACACTGTACATAAGTTCATCATCATATCTTTTCGCAATCATCTAGAATGGCATCCCTTCGTCATTATCATAATGTTCAGGATAAGACTGATAATTTACTTGATTTGTAAATGGTACTGTTTGTGGCTGCTGCATCTGTTGTTGTTGAGGTTGATACGATTGTTGACTTGCTTGTTGATAAGCTTGTGTTTGTGGCATTGTCGCATTGTTTAAAGCCAATTCTACGTCCATTACGTACACGCTAGTCTTATACACCTTCTGATTGTCTTTGTTCGTGTATGAGCTTTTTTGAAGCTTTCCATCAACTGCAATGTGTTGTCCTCTAAATCCATATTGATTAATATGTTCTGCATTTTCTCCCCAAGCAGTACAATCGAAGAAAGATTTAAACTCTTGTCCATTCTTTCCCTTTTCCTTTACTTCAATCGAGAAGTTACATAGGCTTTGTCCTGTAGCAGTTTTCTTTAAAGTGATATCACTACCGATTTCGCCTGATAAAATAACTCTGTTCATTTCTTTTCAACTCCTTTATACAAATTCAACACCTATTGAATTAGGTCTGATTCCTTCTATCATCTGATACATATGTGATTTAGAAATGAAATTCTTTCTAGCACACTCGGCAATTGAGCTATAGACTGTATCGCCTATTCTCACTTTCTTCTTGTTTCTCAACCCCTGAATCTGAGCTAGTTTGATAACTCTTAGGTTTTCAATTTTCATTTCTCCGTCCCAAACGATAGAATCATTCTTTTCTATTTCCCCAACAAAAGCTTTGTAGGCTTCAAATAATACATTCAAGTATCGTTTCCCTTCTTTAAAGTTCACTACAACTCTGTAAATTGATTCCGTTTCCTTTTTAGCTTTCATTTCCCTTTGTTTTCCTTTTAGATCAACAGAAACAACTCTCAAATAACTTGTGATGTAATATCTGATTCCTGTTTTACTTTCGCCTAGTAGTTGGAATTGCTCAGCATCTTCGCTTGTTACCTTTCTTCTTTCTTCCTCATCCGTTTCAACAGGAAGAAGAATACATCCTTTGTAGGTTTCCTCGTTCCGAACCATTTTGGAGAACTGAGCATTTGTAATGCACAATTCCCTCATTACTTCTTTTGAAGATACGATTCCACGTACAACTGATATATCGTTTTTATCCAACATATAATATTGCACTTGCTACCCCTCCTCTTTTTATCGGTTATTCATCAAATCTCCCAACATTTTCATTCCTTCCTCCTTTTTTGGAGGTGCAGGCAATTGATCGTGTTGTTGATACATTTCCAAACTGATTTGTCCTGAATTTAATAACTGTACTTCTTCTTCACAAACCTCTTTATAAGCTTGTAAAAATCTGTCTCGGTAATATTGCAAGTCTTTTTTATTACTCCACGCAATATCTCTTAACAAATAGCTCCCTCCGAGCGCTTTCTGAATGTTTCTAGGCAGTTTATCGTAGTTTACCTTACTAGTATGAGGATCGCACTTTGCGTTCCTTAAAACGATTTCCCAAGCCTCTCCAGCTTCCTTTGTTTTTCCAATCGCAGTTTTACTAATTCTTGTTTTTACTTGTGCTACATTTGGAGCAAACTCTCTTGTATCACTTTGGATGATTTGATTCACTGCATTTGCTACAGTTAAATATTCATAATTCTTAAAAGATACTTGCCAAAGTTTTAAATAGGCTTGCGTATCTTCTTGAGTCATGTTTTTGTAGCTCATAGGATAGTTGATTCTTAGCACCTGTAAGATTCTTTCAGTTTCTTCTAATGTCAAAATGCATACCCCATTTCTTTTCTAGTCAATTGTCTTTGACTGCCATTGTTATTGTTCTGCAACTTGTAGAATGTTAACCAGCTATGTACAATGCTCTGATTTACAATAGCAATCTTGGTAACATCATCTAATGCTAATTCATTTAATTTATTTAAAGACAACTTCATAGCTCTAGCAGTCAAAGGCTTTCTTGCTTTATTTCTCATTTCAACAAAACCATGCAATGCATCTTGCAAATCTTTGTTTTCTGTATACTCTGCAATAACAGAATTAACACTTTCTTTTTTGTTATTTTTTTCTACATCTTTATTTTTGGGATGTAGTAATTCTTCTTTGGTACTATAAGTATTAATATCTTTAATAGAATTGTTATTTAATAGATTAATATTTTGTTCGGGATTTTTATCCGTAACGGGTTGGGAATTTTTTCCGTACCCTTCGGGAATTTTTTCCGTACCCTCAGTTTTTTTGTCCGTACTGATTAATTGATCGTACTTATCTGTTAGTTTGTATAAAGAGAATGTTCCACCTTGTTTAAGAGTTTCATGTTCCATGATTCCTGTTTCACATATCTTTTTCATGCGTCTAGATAACGTGTCTTTCTTCATATTCAAGATAGGTATATCTTCAATAACTCTAGAGTAATTAACCCATGCGTATGTTTTATCACCGACATTCATTTTTATCATTTTAGAGCTACTGTAAAAATCAACGAACCATCTAATAATTAACAAATCATCAACATCAAATCCTAACTCAAGAGCTTTTTCTTGGTTAAAACCTAAAATCGTGTATTTCACTCTTAACACCTCCTAACATTCTGTACCTATGTGTTTCCTAAGATTCCCTTTATAAAATATTTTTTCAAAAGGAAATCCTTTAAGGTATCTTTCGTGTGCAAGTTTATATTTTATGCCATATTTTTCGCACCACTCTATAAGTGCTTTCGTTTCGCCATTATGTGTTATAAATACAGTGTTTGTTCTGTTTCTAACTTGTGTTTTTTGGTCGACAAATCTGCAATTTTCAGGGCAATAGTCACCATCAACATCTATTCTGTCAATTGTAAGATTTTCTTCGTACCCATTTTTTATTGCCCAATTATAAAAATTTTCAAATGATTTATTCCATTCATCACAAACTTTTATGCCTTTTCCGCCATAATTTTCATAATGGTCATATTTTTTACAGTCGCATCTTTTTTTCATGGATAGCCAAGTGTGGTATATACGTGTTTTTGACATACCATGAGTCCTCCTTGAGTCATGTCTTACTTTCCCTTCTTTTTCTAGCTCAGCCAAATGTTCTTTTGCTTTTTCTTTTTGCAAGCAACCACAACTTCTTGTAGTTTTATGCACTAATTGAGTTCCTCTAACCACGCAATGATTACCACAATCACAAACACACTCAAAACAAGCGTTCCTATTTTTATCTGAATGATCGTATTTAATAACCGTCAACCTTCCAAACTTTTTCCCTGATAAATCTCTATATTGCATGATTCCAACCACTTTCTTTCATTTTTTCATAAAACACACAAGCCACTGCTAAAGCTGCATATATGTCACTTTTAAATCCATAGAAGAATCCAGGCTCTTTCTTTGTCCCTTTTCCTTTGTTCGGAGTATCTTTAGCAAACCTATCAACAAGTGCTTGCCTGATATTGCTATCTTTCGCCCTCATAGAGTTGCATAGAAGCATTTTTTCTTCTTTCCGATATACAAACTCCACTTCCCACAAAAGCTTCAAGCAATGCTCTTTAAATCGCCCTATCCATACACACGTATCAAATACAGATGCACCAACTGCCATACCATAAGAAGCAATCATTTCAATAGCTACATATCGAATATCGTATGTTAACTTGAAACGAGTAAGTAATTTCATCAATTCATGATTTTCAACTTTTCCTTTTTCTAGGACTTCGCTTAAATCATCTGCAACAACTACATAAGCACTCTCTATATTTCCTGGGTCAATTCCAATGAAAGCCATCTTACGCACCTCCAATCTCAAACTTAGTAGCATCAAGTTTTTTCTTTTCTGAGTTCATCTTAGCTTCGATGGATTCGTAAGCCGTCTTGAAACGTTTTAAATCAGAATCAACTTTCGCAAGCTTAGTTCTTTCATCAGCTACTTTTTGACAAGCTAGTGCTTCAAAGTATTTAATGCTCGGTGCTTTTCCGTCATGGTCACGTTCCCAAGTACTGCGTTCTACATAAATAGCGTTTGTCATTTTATTTTCAATATCTGCTTTCAAAATGTTTGAGCTTTCCTGTAATCTAGCAATCATTTCACCAATTAAGAACATTTGATTTGCGAGGTTTTCAATGTTCAATGCCATTTCCATTACTGTTTCTGCATCTGAAATATAAGCATCAACTAAGATTGAAAGTTGTTCTTGAATTTCATCATCTTTCCAATGCTTGATTTTGAATGGATTGTATTTAAATAACAGTTCATTTTGGCTTAGCATTATATTTCACCTCTGATTCATCAATATGTCCGTATATACGTTCCAAATATCTTTTGGCAATGCCTAACATTTTCTCTCTCTTTGGACTCTGGTCTAAAAGATTGTGGCATCTTCTACACACTGTAATAATGTTTTTCTCTACTCCAAGTCCTGCTTGCGATCTTGGAATTACGTGTCCTTCGGGAAATGCGAAGGGAGAACCGCAAAAGATACACATTCTCCCATCTCTTTCCCATACAGTATCTTTAACTGATTTAGGAATATCTGTAGCTTGGCTACGTTTTGATTTATACAAGGCTTACACCTTCGGGTTGCGGTTCATCAGGTTGCGAATATGTTTGAACAGGTTCTTGTTCAATCTGTTGTGTAGGTTGTTGAATTGGAGTTTCATCCAATTTCATATCCACATTCATTTCTTCCTCTGAATACATCTGTTGGAAATCATTAGGGAACGTTTCTCTCAATGCTTGAGTAATCGCAACTTTACGAACCATTGTTGCCATTTTAGACGCCCATTGTGAGTTAAGCTTTCCATCCTTAGTTCTTCCTGCATATTCTTCAACAGAAACTTCAATGTGTGTAGGATGTGAAGTATTTTTTCTAAATACATCTGCCCATCCACCGACAACTTCTTCTCTGTCTTTTAAGTAGAAAGCACCTTTTCGGTAAGTTAACTCACCACTTTCGTTATTAATCACAATGATCCCAGCATCTAAACCATCAAATTCTGAATTTCTTTCGGCACGTTTCAAGAAAACATCTTTTGAAACTACCATTTGAGCTGGTGTAGTGCTTCCATACTTGATTAAGTAGCAGTCTTTAATGAATGGATTCAAGCCTTGCGATTTACACAAATTAATGAAATACACAACTTCTTGGTCTGTAATTTGACCATTTCCATTTACTAAGTAATTTCTTACGATAGCTGGAGATAATTTAACTTTTTCTCCGTTGGCAGAAAATTCTACCAATTGATTGTCATTCTTTTTTGCAATATTGTTCTGTAACATTTAACATTCTCCTTTTTCTACAATTGTCACTTTTACGTTATTTTCACGCATGAACTTATTTAAAATCGGATTAAACGCTTGTAATTTGCTCATAGGGCCTTCAAAACGGAATACGCAGTATCTTCTTGGCTCTGTCTGATTTTGAGCCTGAGGAGTTTCAAATGGAGCTTGTTTAGGAACTACATTTTCTCTTTCCATTTGTGCTTGTTTAGATTGTTCAATTTGAGCATTCACTTTAGCTTGAAGTTTTGCTTTAGCTTCCTTAATTTCGTTGATACGTTCCGTAGCTTTGCTTAAATCCAAAGTCTTACAGAATAATTGGATAACTTGTTCTGCCTGTAATTCATCCTCAGGCAAAGAAGCTTCAATGAATGATAATTGTTCTTCGGCTTTCAAGAACTTGTTATTTAAGCTTTCTTCAATTTCTTTAGGCTTAACAGACTTATTTAAATATCTATCTTCAAAGACTAAATCAAATGGGTACTTATCATTTGTCATGTTTGTCCATAATTCTTTGATTTGATTACGCTTTAATTCTTTCTCTGCGTTATCAATATCATTTATTCCATCACCCAATTTATCGGATGCTGCTTTGATAGTCTTTTCGACTTGCATAATGTCTTTCTTATCTTGAATCCACTGTGCAAAGACATCATTCTCAACTTGCTTACGCTTATCAGATACAAGCTTTACCAAATTGTTTAAAGCAGCTCTATCTGTTTTAGCCTTCTTGTAGTTGCCTTCATCTACTACATAGTTGTAGTGCTTTAAGCCTTCTTGAATATCAGGTAATAATTCACTAGCATTTGTGTACACTTTTCCATTTTGTGCACGTACCTCTAAATTAAATTCCATATTTCCATCTCCTCTTTTTCTATATGGACAATGTGATAGGTGGTTCTACATCTTGGATAAAGTACCTATCCCATTTTTCTAACATTGCTTGTTTTAGATCGTTCATACTGTCTAGAGCTTCTACTTTTCTGTAGGAACGCTCTATAATTCGTGCATCACCATCTGCAAATCTTAGTTCTGCACAATAGATAACAAAGTCAAAATCCGTAACAATTAATCCTTCTAATGTTTGGCAATAATAGTTGTCAGGAACTGTTTCGTTTCCTTTAGAACCCCATTTCTGCAAACTATGAGAATTAATAATCTTTGATGTTTTGATTTCCAAGATTCCTCTTTCACCGGTTTCCTTGTTGTAAATCAATCCATCAGGACTGTATCTCAAGAACTCATGTTCTTTAGAAACCAATGTAACGTTATCCACGTATTGCACATCTAACTCAGGATGTTTGGCTTGAAATAACGTTCTTAAACAAGGCTCTGCAGTATTGCCATACTCGATAGCATCATTTGTGATTTGTTGTGAACCAAACTTCTTGTCATGCCACAACTGATTAAGCGTTTTCCATGGGTTTAAATTCATGAAGCACGCTGCATCCGAGCCACCAATACCACATCCACGCTTTTTCAACCATTCATCATGGCTTCCATACTTTTCGACAATGTATTTATCAGTGTCTTGATACAGATTCATTTTTAGCCCCTCCTTTTAATACGTACTTGGCATATGATGTTTTATCTCCAAACCGATTTTTTGAAGTTTCGGTTTGAGTTTCAATGTCATACCCCAAGTCTCTTAAATCCCAAATCCTTGCACCTAAACGAGTGATTCCATATTCTCTGATAGCTTCTAAAGGAGTGATCGTACCATGCTCCTTTAGGTGCTTGATAACTCTTTCTGTTTGCGTCATTTTACAAGCCTCTTATGTACCAGTTTGCGAAAACTGTAAATGCGATAGCTAGTGCGAATAAAACAATTGAACATATGTAATTGAATTTAGCCATTCCATTTACCATGCTCGTCTGCTTCATGCTCCTAACTTTAGTTGCATAATGTGTCTCGTAAGAGTTATTAGCGAAAGAAGGAAGCGTGATACAATCACCCAATTCAACTGCTTTTTTCTTTGATTTAGAACCAGGCTTCTTCGTCTCTTTCTGCTTTGCAGAAGTCGTAGCAGTAGTCTTCGTAACTGTACTCATCTTGTTCTTCCTCCTCATCTTCATCAATGTATCTGTTGTCATCTAACTCTCTTAAATCATCTACATTCATCATGTTGTTCACACCTTTCTTTGAACTCAGGAAACATCCTGATAAATAACTTTGTTGGAACTTTCTTTGTATCTATCACTTTGGATAGATTGGACTTTTTATAAGCATCCGTTTCGCATATAAGTTTCAACATCTTGTATGCAGTTTTCTTAGAAACACCTAGTTCCATGATGTCTCTATAGCCAAGCAACACTTTCATTTCACAACACATCCCTTTCCAACTTCAAAACCACATAAATAAATGCGTGTTAGCATTGAAGATACGTTTACTAAATCTTCCTTAGAACACCCGTTCTTAATTAGCACATCAAAAACTTTTCCTTCCCAATGCACTGAGTCTTGGATTAAACTGATTGAATCCTTTCTTCTACTTGGTTCTGCCATTTTATTCACCCTTTCTTATCGTTTTATGCATTTTTGAATTTATTAATGAAATAAATCTGACCTTTGCCAGTCACTTTTGTTGTCCTTGTAATTCTTGTCGAACCATCAGGATTACTTATTACTCTTTCCTTAACTTCAAATAATTCTTTTTTCATTGCCATTTGAGTTGGCATATTTTTTGAAGTACCTTTCTTAATCAAATATCCGTCATTTCTCATTCTTTCAAATAATCGTTTTTGACCAATATCTGTACCATTCTGTTTAATCAATTTAGCTAAGTCACCAATCAGAATTGAAGTATCGCTAGTTGCAACTGCATCTGCAAAGATCGCTTTCGGTTTCATTTCTTCGTTTTCGATTTGAAGATTAGCAATTGTTTTATGTGCAATGTCTAATGCACGAGCCATAACCTTTTCAGGACTGTTCCATGCTTTTTCTAATTCGATCAGCTTTTTACGGATTTGTTTTCCTTTTTCGTTACGTTGTAGCATTGCAATTTCTTTCGCCATATCTAGTGTGATTTGATAGTCTTGTAACTCTCTAGTCGCTCCGTTATTAACAACCGTACAATTTTGTACACTTGTAAAATCGACGTTTTCTTCAAATCCGTATTCTGACATTTGCTCAAACCATCTAGAGAATCTTCCTGCAATGTTTAATTCTTTGTGCAACTCTCTAGCCGACAAAGTTAACTTGTCACCATTTGTAGTTACATTAAATAATTCGTTCATTTATTCAATCTCCTTCCTTTCTGCTTATATCTCATTTTTGATATGTTTAATTTAAAAAAATTTTTGCTCTTTCTTCCAAATTATCTATATGTAATATTTTGCAAATCTTAAGTGCATCTTTGGTTGTTGTTGATAAAGACCCATTTATCTTTAAACTTAATGTATTTTCATTGATTCCAAGCTTTTTTGCCAACTCTTTCTGAGACATATTGTTCTTAGAAAGCCAATATTTGATTAAACTTTTTTCCATGACATCACCTCCGTCATCTCATTTTTGATACATCTATAGTTTATATCATTTTTGAGATGTAGTCAACTTTTAAATGATATTTTTTTAATTAATACAATGAATTGTCATTGCAATAATAAGATATAAAATATATAATTTTAGTAGATTGGTGGGGGTGAATACACGTGCAAGATAATGATTCTAAAAGAGTAAAAATAGCGATTGATCAAAGTGGATACTCTTTTGTAGAATTACAAAAGAGAACAGGCATACCACAAGCTACTATACAAAGATACGCAGTAGGAAAAACTACAAAAATTCCAACAGATGCGATTAAGAAAATAGCCAATGCGACAAATGTATCACCTGCATACTTATTCGGTATAAGTGATGATCCTCATTATTATCCTGATTCAAATAAAAAAAAGAATTCTATACCTTTATATTCCTCATTGTGTTGCGGTAAAGGTTTGTTCATAAATGATAATATCGAAGACTATATAGCCGTTCCAGATAGGTATATAAATTCTAACAAGGAGTACTTTGCTAATATTGCAAAAGGTGATTCCATGATTGGAAAAGGAATCAATGATGGAGACACACTAATATTTGAGAAAACTAACGTGTTGGAAAGTGGACAAATCGGTTCTTTCTGTATCAATGATGGAAATGATTGTGTATGCAAGATATTTAGAAAATTAAATAATGGAATGATTGTATTGGAAAGTGCAAACCAAAAATACGATCCAATAATTATTGATGTTACTAACGAGTGCTTTAGAGTTATTGGAAAGCTAGTTTGTAAGTTCAGTAGTGTAAAATAATAATTATGAAGTTTAGAGAACACACACTTAAATGTGTGTTTTTATTTTTTTAATTATGTTCACTTTCAGTGTACTTTATGATATATTTTAGATAGGTATTTAATTCAGTACTTATAATTATAATGTATAAATGAAAGGGGTGAGGACATGAACAAATTCAAAGGTCAAGGGTTAGCTTTGAAACAGTTTAGAAAGGAATGTGGCTTTACAAATCAAGAAGTTGTAGATAGAGTAGGCAAATCGCCTATGTGGCTATCTGATATTGAAAATGGAAAAAGGAACATATTCTTTAAAGATGCAAAAGATCTATGTAGAATATATGGACGTACTTTAAATGAGTTATCTGAATTAGTTGATCAATATGAAAAATAGATTATAAAATTTAGAGGAGGAAACTTATTCATGGATAATAACGAAACAGGACAAACGCTTAAATATTTCAGAAAAAGAGCAAATCTTACACAAAAAGACGTAGCTAAATTTATGTCAAAAAGTCAACAATGGGTTTCTGATACCGAGAATGGTGTAAGTACTTTGCTTTGGGATGATCTAAAAAAGATTTGCAAATTGTATAATACTACCCCATCTGAATTTGAGCACAAAGAAAATGAATCTATGTAGTAGAAGTAAAATTTCTTTTTTATAAAAAAACGAGGTGATACTATGGGCAACAAATTTGAATACCAAGGAAAAGCATTAAGGGAATTGAGAACCAGAGCTAATTACACAATGTTAGAAGTAGCGGAAAGAAGGGGCAAAACAAAATCATGGCTTTCAGAAATTGAAAATGGTAGAAAAAATGTCTACTTTGAAGATGCTAAATGGTTGTGTAATTTGTATGGTGTCTCACTACAACACTTAGCCGATTTAATAGATCAATACCAAAAATAATAAATGATAGAGGATGATATAAATAATTTGCATTGTTTTGGTAGCACAAAACGTCCGCAACGAAACATGATAAACTTTAAGTGCCTGTAAATAGGCAACTGTATTTTCATCTCTCTCTATTTCATGGAAGGCACACTCGCTAAAGGGTGTGTTTTTCTTTTTACTAATAAAAAAGCACTAGAAATTAATCTAGTGCATTATCTTTATCCATTAATTTAGCAATTCCTTTATCGGCTTGAGGTAGCCAATGTGCATAAACACTCAATACAGTGCTCAGATTGTCTCCTAAGCGCTTTGCAACGTCATACAAGCTAAAATGTGAGCTTCCATCTCTTACCATATTGCCAATCATGTATGAAGCACATGAATGTCTTAAATCATGTATACGAATAATAGGTATTTGTTCTTCGTTGTTTTGGTTAGCTGCTTTAATAGCTCTTAAAAGATATGTTCTGACTGCCGTGTTCGATATTGGAGTGTCTATACCGAATATAAACGACTTATCAGGAACATCTAATAATTCTTTATAAGCTTTGAAATTATCGCATAAGAAGCTTGGAATCGTAATTGTTCGGTAACTGTTGTTAGTCTTTGGAGTGGTAACCTGATGCAAATCTTTGGACCATGTCTTGTTGATCGTGATTGTTTTGTTCTCAAAATCTATATCTTCCCAAGTTAAAGCTAGTGCTTCTCCTATTCTTGTTCCATTATAAAACTGATTCTTAAACAATAGATTGTACATAGGATTTGTAACAAATGGAATGAATAAATTGAACTGATCCAATGTCCAATACTTCATTTCGTTCTTTTTTGCGTTTGGGTTTTTGATAACTTCTATAGGAGCACATGGATTCGTTTCCAAATATCCTTTTTGAACTGCATACCTAAACATCTTGTTTAATCGGTTCAGATAATTAACTGCGGTATTGGAATTAGACTTACGAATCATTAATTCCAATGCATCCTCTAGATTGCTAGTTGTTATCTTTTTAATCAACGTATCTTTACCGATAATATCAATCCATCTTTGCAAAACTCTTGTCTGAGTGTTGTAAGTATTATCTTTGATTCGTTTCTCAGTGTACTCTGAATATAGAGTAAATAGTTCTTCCAGCGTAAGATTTTTATAAGGAGTCTTAATATCGGCCCTAAATAGTATTTCCGCCTTTACTGCATCCTTCTTTTTTGGAAAGCCACGCTTCTTATACTGCTTCTGCTTTCCGTTCATCATCTTGTACGATCCGTAAAAATACCACGTACCTGTTTTTGTGTCTTTCTTGACTGCCATTTCCTTTTTCCCTCTTTCTGATAGATAAATTTTATAGATAAATTAGAGAAAAAAGGTAAAAAATGAAGTTATTTTATGCCGTTT